CCGCAAGTTTTATATGGCTAATTACTTCTCTGACTTTTCTGTCAATCTTAACCATATTGAGAGTATATCTACCCTCTTTAAGATGCTCCTGCTCCCATTCGAGATCCAGACCCCTTTTCTTCGTGTAAAGGTCGTTTAGATGTTGCATCGTTTTCTCCATCGATAACCTCCTCATAGGTTATTCTGTGTATCTTGGGATCGTTCATTTCTCCAAGATAATCCCATTTTATATCTTTTTTTCCTAGTTTGTCAACTATTGCATTTTCGATATCTAATGGTGCATCAACGCTCTCTATAACAAAATCAGCATGCATTTTATATGCAAAGATTTGTACTCTAAACTTTTTTGTAGGCATTTTTCCTTTCTAATTTATCAATGTGGCGGGATTGTGTCCCGCCACAAAATTTATTGATTACGCACCTTCAACACCGAAGATACCTCTAGGGTCTGATACTCCAAATGAGTATCTTTCTCTAGCTTTGTATCTGACGTTTCCAGTATCAAAGTCACCTTCCATTGCAGTTGTCAATGGAGCTCTTGTGAACATTTTCATTCCATTTGGAATGTCTGTTAAGATATAGAACGCATCTGTATCAGTTAGGTAGTTGTTGATTCTATAACCTTGTGGAATCATACCCATTGATACGATAGCATTAATATCGTTATCAGCTGTTCCAGTTCTTCCTTGTGACTTCATCAATCTCTCAGCTGTAAATTGAAGCTCAGAAGGAATTATCATTTTAACTCCTCTTGCTGCAATTCTTAAACCTCTTTCGTCTGTCATTTGAGCGATGTCAATCATAGACTGCTCTAATGATGTTTCGTTAAGGTCTGCTTGAGTAGACAAAGTATTTTTGAAAGTACCAGCTACTGTTGGGTGAGATGTGTTAAACAAGCTAACGCCATCACCTGAATCAAAGTTATCCGTTGAAGGAAGACCTTGAATTAGAGGTTCTACCGCTTTTACTTGTTTAGCGTTACTCATAGATCTTGCTAAAGCTTTTGTGTATCTAGAAGCAAGTCTATCGTAAAGATTGTCTTCGATAGCTTCTTCTGTGATTGCAAATGCTAGAGCTACAGTCTCGTGAGTGTATCTCGCCGTAAAAGTTTCTTGTGCTTGGTCGAATGATACGCCTGCACCTTCACCTTTTACTTGTGCGTTTGCGAAACCAGATAACATAACTTCTTCTTCAAAAGCTCTGTCACTGTTCTCGTTAGTATAAATCTCAGCATGCTGATTTTCATACCTTTTGTATTCCAGGCCGAATAAAGCATTCAAACCCGGCTCTAGTTCTTTAACTAGTTGTGATCGTGATATAGCCATAGTTTATTACTCCTTATATGCCTGTCGCCAATGATCCAACAGTGTATTGGTGTAAGTTCACCTTTACAACTACTGAACAGTTAGCTGCTGTTTGATCTTTGTTTTCTGGATCTTCAGCTACTCTTACCATTCTCAATTGCTTAGCAGTTGTTGCTGCAGTTGAGATACCTAGTTGAATAGAAGATTTTCCAGTCGCTGTACTACCCGCTGCTGCAGTTGTAGCATAAGTTAAACCAATTTTTGATTTTCTTAATGCTAACGTGCCGCCTAGAGTAGCGTCTGTTGCAATGATGTATTCTTGAAACGGATCATCATTTACAAATGCAGTGATATCCTCGCTATTCGCAGGAGTTGTCGCTGCTGGGTAGAAGTTACTAAAAGTTGGTTTCTTTGTAGTAGCATCTGTATATACTACTCCATTTAAAACACCAACCATAGCAGTTCCAGCCGCTGCAGTTACAATATAACC